TAAAATCATGCCTAAAAGCTCTAATTTTATCATTTAAACTATCTTCGTAAAGCAAATTTTCTACAATAGCAGTCAATGGAAGCTCTTGCAAGCACACAGCCTTTGTAGCTCCAATTACGTATCCGCCACTACCGCTGCCTTTTATTTTTTTATCAATCAATATCTTCCAAAGATTTTCAAACGCTTCATCGTCATTCTTTCCTCTAGTCAGATGTATAAGACGGCTAGACATATCATTTCTGCTCTTCATTCTGTTTAACCAACTTTTTGAATCCATAAAAATCCCCCCTTTCACCGCTATTATACGGCAAAAAGGGGCGATTTCCAATACTTATTCTGTGTCGGTTTCTTCCGTAGCATCCTCTCCAACTTCCTCATAAGGAATGTCCTTTTTGTTTTTATTGGTTACTTCTGTATTTAGTGGTTTTTTAGAAAAATGTAATTAGCTAAAGCCCCATTTAGCGAATTTCTTCATTGCCAATATCCATCAGATCATTATACTGTTCCTCAGTAATCCTGCCCGTGGCGAAGAAAATGTCAATCTTATTCTTCAGATCTTCTGTCAGACCGTTTCTTTCCTTTAATTTTTTCAGCGTCTTGTATAACATAATCATACCTCCAATTCTGCAAGTGCTACTGCGTACTCACTGTTGACATACGCTTCTGCGCTCTGGATGTCAATATCCTGCGCCTTAGCATCCATGTCGTAGATGTAGTCTCTAGTGTCTCCTAACTGCTGTTTTACATAGTTCCATCCATTAGCCATGCTAATCGGATAGTTAAATACTGTATATCCGTCTAACTGATCGGATATGACGGAGATGTTGGTTACTGGGTAGTTGGTGACAAGGGTTCGCAATTTAGCTTGTATATCCCCCGGAAGAGGCTCAAATATAGCATCTTGCAATCTGATATACATATCTACATCTATTGCTTTAGCAATCAATTCAGATTGTGAATAACCAATAATATGCTTTACATAGTACAAGATATTATTTGTTCCTTTATTATTTTGCAAAAAACTAGCCTGTGTAAAATTAGATATAAAAGTAAGTTTTTTGGACTCTCCTACGGGATCCACATTGTAATATGTAGCATCAGCTATGCCTTCTACTTTTTTCCATCCAGGATACTCCTCGCTGTTATTCATAGTTTTTGTATTCGTATGGATTTCTCGGATATTTCTTTCGATTCCAAATACACCGTCTTTTTCCACAACTCTATCCGCAATATACTGCTGACCGTCGATTGTGACGTTACCACCACTTGAGACTGATATTGCGTTAAGGGTGATATTGTTAAGTGTAACAGATTGAACCTTTAACCCATCTTCATTTGTTACTTTAACTGTAGGATTCACCACTCTTTTTATCTCCTGCGGATAATCTGGTGATGGGGATGGCTGACCTCCAACATAGGGTTCATATATTGGTTCATTTCCAATACCTAAACATATTTTTGATAAATCGAAAACGGGTGATATAAGATTCTGCACATATTTAGCATCAATTTTTAATATAGTTGTCGCAATAGTAACACCTTGGTCTATTCCGAACCACATATTTTCTGTTTTATCTGCATTAAAAAAACGGAAGTTACCACCCATAACACTTGTTCCATCTGTAATCGCAAAAACTTTTGTCCCTTTTGGAATCGAAACTTCTACAAAGTCTCCATATTTAATGTTAGGAGGAATTAAATTTATGCCACGATACTGCTTCTGTTCACTCCGTCCATACAGCATCATATCCATGATTTTCCCATTGTCAGAATCGGCAAGATGAGTTTCGCCCTGATTCGATGCATAGAACTTTGTAATTTTGTTGGATAAATCTTCCTTTAGCGAACCAATATCCTCTTTATTGGTCGCAATCTGCTCCCGATCGGCTGTGAACTCTTCCGCCACTGCCTGCATCTTACCCAGCTGTTCACTTCCAGCTGCCTGAATATCTTGGACTGCTTTCTCGCCAGATGCTGTAAGGTCTGTCTTGAGCTGTGTCCCAATTTCAATATTCTCACCAAGAGAAGTGTCCAATGCACCCGCTTGCTTCACAGTCGCACTCAGAGTCTCCTGAACCGTTCCTGCCGTCTCTGTAGACTCATTTAATGCAGTCTTGGCAGTTCCTGCTTCCCGGATGGACGTATCTAACTCTGTCTTTGCAGTTCCCGCCAGCTCCACCGACTTGTCCAGTGCTGTCTTAGTGTCACTAGCAGTCTGAATAGACTCATCCAGTTCTTCCTCGGAAACACCAGCATTTATAATGGTCTGTTCAAGTTCTCCCTTGGACTCTGCAACCTGATTTTGAATCCGTTGGATCTCGCCATCAGTGTGAGTAGTAATCTTGCCTACAGAAGTCTCTTCCTGATTCTGGATAGCTTCGATTGCTTCCTGCTTTTTCTCTCCGACTTTCCTAAGAGCATCTTCCTTGGTCTTTTCTGCTGTAACTGCACTCTCCGATGCACTAGCAGCATACTTACCGGCTTCTGTCGCACTTTCCTTTGCATTCTGCTCTGCCATCTTCGCTCGTTCAGCAGATGCATTGACCGCTACTACTGTCTCCCTAAAGAGATCCGGATCCGTCTCTGGATCTTCTGCCGGAGAGGTTGGCTTACTACGTACCCTGACCGGGATTGTAATTTCATATTTGGTGTTTCCTGAAGTCTCATCTGTCAGATAGATATAAGCATAGATCCGGTAATTACTTGTCGCACTGTGTGTCAGTAATTCATCCGGAATCTTTACCTCTGTAACTCCGTCTACCGTCGTGCCGACTCTGGATAATGTCTCTCCTGATTTCTCGGCCAGCGAAAACTGCACTTCTACTGCCGGTGGAAGTTCCGGACCTGTGATCCGGAGCACCTGACCGTAATCATACTGCCATACCCCCCGCGTGGATGCATATCTGGAATCTAATTTTACAGATACGATATTGTTGTCCATACTACTGCTCCTCTGTTACAAGTTCTTCTGTTCCGGAATCAATCAGGATCTCTTTTACCTTGTCCTTTAAAAGTCTCGGTACCTGTGAATAAGTTTTCTTTCCTAACATTATCTGCTGCGCCCATAACATTGCCATCATTTCTTTTCCTCCTGAAATTTGTAATAATATGAATAAAAATAAAATGGTTAATACAATTATCGTTTTACTGATATACCATTTCAGACATTTCCAAAATGCATCCTTCGAGCATTTCATTTTTCTCCTCCGCTTTTTCGACTCTTGACTGCAGGTTCGTATTTTTCTCTTCTGCTTCTTTAAGTCGTGCCTCCAGTGTTGTTATCCGGCTGTCCGGATCTTCTCCTTCCCGGTACATTAACACACCAAGAATGCCGGCCGTGTACTTCACGATTGCATCGAGCTTTGTGTAGTTTTCATACACAACATCTTCTGTTCCGCGTTCCTGGACGGTCATTCTCTTGGTTGTCATTGTATCAGAGAAGATTGTCTTCAGTTGCTCTTCCGTTGCCGAGATTGTCTTGATCAGAAGTGCACCGTCTGACTGGACTGCTGCCTGCTGGATCTGCAACTCCTGACCGTCATTGAATGTGATTTTCATTTTTCTGTTTGCCCCTTTCTTCTTTTTAGAGGGATTCTGAACTAAATAGCAATTATTTTAATCGAATTGATTGAAGTTCTTGTAAAACAATGACTATTTACATATATAGCAGAACTCATAATAAAAAACATCTCCTGCTAAAGCTTTTTGCCATCTGACATAGAGATCGATTTCACCATTCTTACTAACACTAAGAAGGCAACTGGAATATGTATTATCTTGTGTTATTGCTCCAATATAAAGCTGTTTATCACAGCATGGAGCAGGTACTCCACTTGCAATATTAAGGCCAGCATATACATTAACATTTTTTGTGATTTTGGTGCATCCATTGACCATCACCAAATTCCCAATTCTATTGCACTCAATCCATGAATCGGACATTTTTACGTTAGAAGTATTAAGTGTCACGAGATATGTGTTTATACTCATTAAATTATTGTTTATTGTTGTCTCTGCATTTTTTAATTTGCTATTTAATTCAGTAAGCTCTTCCTTTAACTTGCTGATATTACCGATCACATTGAACAGTGGATTCACCTTTACAATGTTGATTCCATTCAGTTCCACGGTATACAGAGGAAAGTCTGACTGCATTGCACCGGTCAGTATATTTCCATCCACCGCCGTCGGTGCTGTAGCCGTACCGGTAGAATCTTCT